TTTCAGGCTGTTCATCAAGCAGGCAAGCTGAATCCGGAATGGTACAACATTTTAAAGTTTTACTGTGACTACATCAGAGAGCACTTCGTTCTCACGACTAAGCAATTGGTGGTGAAGAAAGAGCGAGGCATGCTATCGGGTGTGGACGGCACAACTTTGATTGACATTGTCGGTTCAGCTCGTATCGTTAATAGAGTCAAGAAGATCCCGGTCCCTGCTACTGGCTCCGTGCCAGACATCACTGCGTATGTTAAAGAGGTCGTCAGAGTTAGTGGCGCCCTCGGCTTTCCTTTGAAGCCAGAGTCATGTACAGTCCAGCTCATTCGTCAGAATGGAGAGCTAGGTATGTTCGGCACAATGAATCCTATGGATGAAAAGCCGGTCTACCGAAAACTTCTACCAGATGAGTGTTTGAACATCCCCTTTCTCGGCCAGAAGCTGAGGTATTTTACTATTCCCAAGGAGTTTGTGGATTGTAATGACCCAGAACTAATGACTGATGAAGGTGAGATGGTGCTCATCGTTCCAGCAATGGACGTTGAGCGCGTTGGGCTGCGCATGGTTTACTCTGACATTAGAGATGGCAACAACCTCGTCAAGGCTTCCAAACAGCTGGCTGCTTCGCTCTCTCACGGATTTAATGTGTTTACTAATGACGCACTTTATTCGTGGGCGAAGGCCACGTTTGAGAGAAGACGCAAGATGTTCCCTACTGTGGAGATAACTACTGATGATGAAAGTGTTATCGCAGGTTTTCCATCAATGAGTGAGCTCGCGCAAGCCGCAGATTACCCTTCCCCATATTACTTTGCCAAACTGTTTGCTTCGCCAAAAGAAGCTGCCGCGATTGATGCTCCGAAACCGGCGGAGTACATCCGGCCATCCGGCGCTGTTAGCAGCCCAATGCCCGATGAGGTCGGCTCAGAACCACGTATTCCTGAGTTTGATGCCGTATCTGCTTTGAGGCCTCCAAATAAAGATAAAAAGAATCGAAAGCAGTCGGATTCCGCAGCAGCATCTTCTGCTGCAGACTTTGACCCTACTGCGGCTGTGGCAAAATCCTCTGGCGACAAGAAGGACAAGCCACACCCCAAATCAAAACTTCCTCCCAAGTTACCATCCTCTATTAAGGTTGACTCTCTCTCTTCTGTGCCTCAGACTGTACGTACTGGCATTGAAGCAATGCAAGATGAGTTGTCGGTGATGGAGGCTCCTCCAATTGATCCCAAAACCAAGTCTGTAGTACCAGTTACAGCAGGCGCGTCTGTCCAGGCTGCTACTCGAGCAC